GACCGACTGCACGAACGCGCCGCCCGTGGTCTTGCCTGACGCCCACCCCGCCATGACCGACGTGAGCGGCGCAGCGGCGACGGTGCAGGCGGTGAGCATGTCGCGCTGTAAGTGATTGTCGAGGTTCACCCGAACATATCCATCTGCCCGGTGCGCGCGTCCGCTTCTTCGCGCGCCACCTTCGCCGCCCACGCCTGCGCACCCCGCTCGCCATGCTCCGACCACCACGCGATGCGCTGGCGGGCGATGTCGGCATACTCCGGCTCACGCTCGACGCCGATGAAGCGGAAGCCTTCGAGCGATGCCGCGATGCCCGTGGTTCCGCTGCCGCAGAACGGNTCAAGGACTAGACCGCCAGGCGGNGTCACGAGGCGCACGAGCCAGCGCATGACGTCGATGGGCTTGACGGTCGGGTGACTGTTGCGTCGTGGCAGTATGCCCACGCTGCTCGCGGGGTTCGCCAGCCCGGCCGAGCCAGGCGCGCGCCCCGTGACCTCAGCGCTCGTCTTCTCGCCCGCCGTCACGCCCGCCTCGCGCTCGCCTCGCGCAGCCTTCGCGATGTAGCGGAACGACGGGAAGAAACGGGCGGCGGTGCCGGTGTCGGCGTGCGTATTGTTCGCGTCGCGTCGCCCATCAATGAACATCGACGCACCGCGATTGCGGCGCCCGTCGTCGGCGGTGAGCGCGCCCGACGACTCCCCAGACTGCGCACCCAGCACCCCAACCGCGCACCCGTCGACGCACCCCGCGCCGTTGTGGTCGCCGGGGCAGTGGGGTGAGTGGGTGAGGATGGTGTTCGGGGGCCAACGGCCCCCGCCGTCCGGTAGCCATACGGCATCGTGCCCAATGCCAGCACCCCACACCGCATTCGGCGTTGACGCGCCTGAGCGCCCGGTCATTTCTGCGACGTCGCCCGCGCTCGCACTCACCCTGCACCCGTCAACATTCAGCCCGCCTGCGCCATGCTCGAGCACATTCGCCGCGACGGTACCGTCGAGCGGTTTGCGGCATAGGAGGATGGGTTCAGCGGCAGGCTTGAGCGCGGTTCCCCAGCCTGACCACTGGCGGGCGGCGTCGGTCGCGGGTGCGCTGTACACGTACTCTGCTGTCGGCGCCGTGCGCATCGGGCAGGCGACGGCGGCGGGACTGTGCGGGCGTCGTGCGATGACCTCCCGCTCCGCGCCCGCAGCTGCGTCTATCGCCTTCGAAACGTCGAGCGACTTCGGAAATCCCGACCCATACAACCACTGCAGCGTATCCCGCACATCAAACCCCGCGAGCCGCAGCGCGATGCCCATCAGGTCCACGGTGCGCGAACCGGCGAAGGCGAGCAGGTGACCTCCAGGCTTGAGCACGCGCAGGCATTCGCGCCACACCTGCGGTCCTGGCACCCACGCGTCCCACGCACGCCCCATAAACCCCGCACCCCGCGCTTCGTGCTGGTCGCCGTCGAGCCACGACCGCAGACACGCCTCGACGTTGCGCGGCGACGTGTCGCCTAGTCCGTACGGTGGGTCGGTGACGATTGAGTCGACGCTTGCCGAGTCGAGCGAGCGCAGCACATTCAGACAGTCGCCCTCGTGAATCACTCCTCACCCCCTTCCCTCAGCGGTGCGGCGGCGACGGTGCGGGCGGTGAGCATGTCGCGCTGGAGGTGGTTGTCGAGGCTGAGGGTCAATAGTTGAGGTCCCTATAGTCGCGGAAGGCGGCATCGATGGCTGCCGGGTCGCAGGTGGCGCCGGGCGACGCGAGTGCCGGGGATGATGGGCACACCCACGAGGCGACCTCGTGCCGGGGCGGCGGCCACTCGTCCACGGCCGCCGCGTATGGCGAGCCGAAGAAGTGGGCGTCACGCTCCATGAGGTGCAGCGTGCGACTCTCGGAGCCAGCCTCCATTAGGTGATTGGAGCAGCACGGGCCCGTCTGGGCGGCGGAGAACGGCCGCACCGTGAACCACTCGCCGCAGGACCAGCACTCGACCCAATCAAGTCGGTGTTCGAAGGGCGGGCCGTCGCTCACTCCTCGCCCCCTTCCCTCAGCGCCGACAGCAGCCGCACCGCCAACGACTCAGCCTCTTCAACGTCGAGCTCCATCGCGGGGCGGTCGCTCAACCTCGCGAAGTCCTGCGGGAATCTGCGCTCGAGCAGCCACGCGTACGCCTTCCAGTCCTGCTTCTGCTTCGCGAGCGTTTGAATCTCAGCGAGCCAGCGCAGCCCGCACTTGTCGGTGGCCACCTGCGCGGAGTGGTGAAAGTCGTGGTAGACGCCCGACTCAGCCTCCCTCCCCTTCTTCAGCCACGCATAGACCGTCGACTCGTCCACCCCGATGCGAGCCGCCGCCATCTTGTACGTCCCGCCAGCCTCCACCGCCTTGACGAAGTCGGCCTGACGCTCGGGCGTGAGCTTGGTTCGCCTACCCCTCGGCATCGCGTACCTGCTCTGACTTCGCATCGAGCGCTTTCGCTATCGCGCCTTCGAGTCGTGCGTGTGTGCCAGTCGACAGCGGAAGCAACCGTACGCGGTGCGCACCATCTCTATCGCGGCGCCAAGTCGAGCAGCGCCATCGCCATGCCTGGTCGCCATCGAACGCCGCGCGCAGGCAGACTGCAGCGATGACCACTGCGCGCCTGCCGCTGGCAGTCCTTGTGTCTGTAATGTCGAAGTAGCCGTGCGGTGTGCGCTTCACTGGTTGGAGCCCGCTGGTCGGGTCGAGCCGCCATCTCCGAGCCTGGAAGGCTGGCGCATATTCATGCTCAACGGGCCTTTTGGGTATGCGCAGGCCCTCTCACACAAGTCAAGGCGCATCGCTGCGGTCATCGCCTTTGCGTAGATGTGCTTCCCTGGCGTCGCGACGCGCTCTGCGCCAACAGGTATCTGCATTTTCCTGCCCCCGAAGTTCGCGCCAGTGAAGGCGCGCTTATGTAGTCGCTTCCCGTTGAGCCTGTACTCATAACTGGCTGAAGTCATGCCGAGGTAAGTCCAGTTCGCAGCTTGGTAGATGGTGCCGACATGACCCTGGACCGGGTCAGCGTAGCTCACGACCAGTTCGACCCCTGGTGACGAGTGGCGCAGCATCCTGAGCGCCACTGATAGAATCCTGCTGACTGGCGTAACGTGCCTACGAAGCGCCACCCGCACCAACTCGACAACCTGGCCGACGCCCAATCCATAGGGCGCCCCGATTCTGTAGTTGGAGCCATGCGCGAAGATGACTGCGCCGACGAAGTCGCCTGACTCCCATACGCCGAGACAGGCGTATTTGGGCATCGGCATTGTTCTGCTGTAATGCCACTTGAGGACAGCCCGCCTGGCCGTCCTCGCAGACACCCAATCCAGGCGTAGCGTCATATGGTGCCACCGCAGTGCGGACAGCACTTCTCCTGGGGCGACAAGTCGACAGCCTCAGCGAACTCAGGTTCTATAGCGTCGAGAAGGTCATCCAGCCGCAGCGCGTCGAAGAGTTCAGGCGTGTCGTTCGCGATGCCCTCAAGCATCGAATCCAGGTCATCGGTGAAGTCGCCCGAGATGTGCGGGTTGTTCAGCGCCACGTTCAGCGCGCGCTCNTCCTTCGCNTCGATGTCGACCACCACNACNTCNGTNTCGNTGACACCCTCCGCGCCNANCACCTTCAGCCGCTGATGACCACCCACCACGTTGCCGGTGCGCTGGTTGANGATGATNGGCTGNACCAGGCCGAACCGCGTCACCGACTCGCGCAGNCCNGCCATCGCCCGGTCGCTGATTTGCCTCGGGTTGTAGTCCGCCGGCGTCAAGTCGGCGACGGCGCGGCGCTCCACTCGTGTCGCTGGAATCATGCCGCCTCCGGTGGCNCGAACCACAAACCCCGCGTCGTGTACGTCACTGGCCACCCCTGCGCGCTGTGCGTCACCACGAGCGAACGGTGCTGGTTGTCACGGCATTGTCATGTACCCCTTCCGTCGAATTGCCCTGAGCTTGTCGTTGACGCCGTTCGTGCTGGTGATGCCCATGTGCGCGGCAATCTCGCGCCACGTCGGCGGGTGCTGATGCTCTGCGATGTGGGCGAGGATGAACTCGAGCGCCTCGGCCTGGCGGGCGGTGAGTGCGGTCATGGCCCTGCCTTGATGGCGCGAACGCAGGCCGCACATCGAGGGTCGTCGTCAGTCGCAACCGCGCCCGTGATGCGAGTGCCGCAGGCGCCCCGGGCCAGGAGTCCGTGGCGTATGGCGACCTCGGCGTGCGCGACCCTCCCGCTCCTGGTCGTCATCCAGATCACATCACCGAAACTTGACGGCTCGTCGCGGATGCGGATGGCGTCAGCGCACGGCCTACCAGCCGCGCAC